AGATAAAAAGTCGGCGTTATATATTCAAAGAATGGCCGGGATAATTAGAGGTATAATTCAAGATGGTGATTATTTCAGATTAGGATTTGCTCCTGGATTTGTTTCACATAGATTCATAACCAGCATTAACCCCTTCCAGCCGACACAAATAGATAATGCTAACTACATTATGGGATTGAAAATATCCTTACAAGTAAAATATGATGAAATAGTATCATTGAAGCCCTTAAATGATTTATTGGGAAATGATACTAAAATAGATGTAGACGATTATGGTAAATTTTCATTAATAACAGATTTTTAGGGGGACGATATGGCTATACTATCTAACGCAGTATCTCAAGATGCTGTTGCAGCGGTTGTTGGTTATGCGCTCGGGTTTAAAGATTTTTCAGAAGGGGGCCGCTTCCTGCCGCAAAGGATAGCCGCTTTCTCTCCTGTTGCAACATCGAAACAATCGGGCTTCGCATCTTATGACCAACCAATTACAATAAGTAGCGAGAAAGACGCTTTTGACACATTCGGGGCAAGTCCAGCACATATGATGGCTAGAATTCTTAAGCCTGTTCAAGGTGGCGGAGTTGGAACTATCCCAGTTGATATTTTTCCAATAGAAGACGCCGGTGGTGCAACTGCTGCTGCTGGAGACATTACACCCTCTGGAACAGCTTCAGAAAATGCAACTCACAATTTAGTTTTCAATGGAAGAAAATCTATTTCAGGAAAACAAATTTCTTGGGTTGTAGAAACAGATGATACAGTTACAGAATTGATTCCAAAAATAATTGCAGCTATTGGAGGCAATATCTATGCTCCTGTTACTGCAGCAGATGGAACAACAAAAGTTGATCTTACATCTCAAATAGCCGGTATTCTTGGTAATGATACTACATTTACTATCGACACAAATGGTGTTCCGGCGGATATATCATACGCTTCTACACAGATGGCAACAGGAGCTGGAGCAAATGACATCTCTGGAGCTCTTGCTAATTTTGGTGGAACTTGGTATACACAAGTCATTAACACATACGGCACAGAGACCGAAGATGCTATTGAAGCATTCAATGGGGCTCCTGATCCTGATACTGGTGGTACTGGTAGATGGTCTGCTATTGTTTGCAAACCCTTTGTTTCTGTTACTGGAACAACTGAGTCAGTTATTGCAACACTTAAAGCTCTTGGGACAGGAAGAAAACTTGATATGACAAATGCTGTCGCTCCTGCTCCTAATAGCCCGGCATATAATTATGAGGTTGCTACAAATGCTGTTGTTGAATCAGCGGTTATCTTTAATAGCCAACCACACAGAACAACTCTGAATAGAACTTATTCAGATCTTCCCGCACCGACAGGGGACACTATCGGAGATATGCAGAATTACATTAATAGAGATGATCTTGTGAAAAACGGTATCTCTACTGTAATCTATACAGAATCTCAGGGCTATATCATGCAGGATTTCATTACTTATAGAAGACCTGATTCTCAACCAGCTACTTCTGTTGATTTCCGCTATGTAAGAAATGTTGTGGGAATTGATTTTAATGTGAAATACAATTATCGACTACAGGAAGAGACATTTCTTGTTGGGAAAACAATTGCAAATGATACTGATGTGGTTTCAGTTGATGGAGTTATTAAACCTTCCGGCTGGAAATCTATTGTTGATGATCTTATGATTACACTTGGGAAGCTCGCTATTATTGCAGATGTTCCATTTGCTCAGGCAAGTATTCAAGTGCAGATAAGTGCAATTAATCCGGATCGCTTTGAAACAACATTTCACTACAAACGTTCTGGAGTTACAAGAATTAGTGCAACAACTGCATTTGCTGGTTTTAATTTCGGTGAACTATAGGAGAATAAAAAAATGGCTGGTGATACATTAGATTTGACAGTACAGCATCCTACTGCAGGAAGTAGAACTTTTGCAGTTCAGAGTGATCAAAGCATCACTGTTGATGTTGGCGGCCGTACAAAAACAATACAAATGAATGGCAATGGTACAGGACATCCGAAGTCGGCTGTGAAGCCATGGGAAATAGCTGGATTAATGCTTGAATATGATCCAGAAAATGGAGACCAGGAATTTTTGCAAGGGCTTGTTGATACAAATGAGCCTGGTGTTGTAACCTGGCAGCATACTAACGGATATATATATAAAGGGTCTGGATCTATTGAGGGAGATATCAAGGCAGATTCAAACACTGGATATATCCCGGTAACATTTACGGGTCCTGGAAAGTTAGAAAAGATTTAATTAGAGAGAGGTGAGGAAAATGGAAAAAGTAAGTAGAGAGTTGGCAATAAAAGAATTCGAAACTTGGGCTTATGAAGTAAAAAGGATTAAGCCAAGGTTGATCGAAGAAGATAAAGATTATAAAGAGTTCTCAGAATCTATTATAGAAAACATTATAGACGGGACCTTTTCACTTGATGAAGCAGGCAATATCACACAGAAACTTGCCTTTGAGCTTGGAGACGGTACTGATAGTATAACTCTAAAGCCCCGTCTGACTGTCGGTGAAATGCAGAAAATGAGTCAAGCAAAAAAGGATAATGAAATGGGTAAAACAATAATAATACTTACTCTATTGACAGGAATAAACAAAGGTCTAATATCTAGAATGGATATGATTGATCTTATGACGTCCTCACCTCTCACGGCCATGTATATGGTCGGATGAACGGCTGACCTCGACATTGTCAATACTATTGCTGCCGGGGTCGCTAGTTCATTCTCTTTCGGATTGAAAGAGATTAATGATTTAGAGTTGAGTGATGACGGGACAACAAGCAGTTTGTTTTTTTGGAATGATAAAATCAAAGAAATAAATAAAGAAATGGAAGTGAAATAATAATGGCAACTTTTTCAGTATCAACACAATTCAAAGGCATTGATAAAATGTCAAAAGTCTTTGGAAAAATTTCTAGGAATGGAAAGAAAGCATTCGGAAAAATAGGTGGCTTTACTGAGAAACTAAATCGTAAAATGGGAAAGTTCGGTAAGCTGGGGGGTAAGATTGGAGCCTTCGCAGGAATCACGGGGGGCTTGCTTCTGGTCAAATCTGCTCTTACATCTACGATAAAAAAAGGTTTAGAGTTTGAGCAAACAATGGTAAATGCTTCTACTAAATTTGTTGATAAAATACAAAAGGGCTCTCCTGAATTTGATGCTTTAAAAAAGAAAGCTAAAGAAGTCGGCGAAGCTACAGAGTTTTCAGCTACTCAAGCTGCTCAAGGATTGGATTTTCTTGCACTTGCTGGATTTAACTCTAAGCAAGCAATGGCCGCATTGGGTGGGACTGTTGATCTTGCAACTGCTGCAAATATGGATTTAGGAACAGCTACAGATATAGCAACAGATTCCCTAGGCGCATTTAATTTAATGTCTAAAGATTCTGCTCAACTAACTAAAAACCTTACTCGTGTAAATGATGTTCTTGCGAAAACTTCAACAACTGCGAATACTTCGATTCAAGACATGTTTGAAGCAATTAAAGATGGCGCTCCAGTTGCTACCGCTGCAGGAGCTAGCATTGAAGAATTTAGCGCGTTGATTGGTTTGCTTGCTAACACAGGTATTAAGGGAACTAAAGCAGGCACTACTCTTAAAAACATGTTCCTCAATCTTCAAGCACCGACAAAAGCACAAGCGAAATTACTTAAGAAATTAAGAATTGAGATACAAGATGACAAAGGTGAAATGTTAAAGATGTCTAATATTATAGGACAGCTCAACAAATCTACTTCCAAAATGACACAAGTGCAACGCAATGCCGCGATAGCTACAATTTTCGGCAAAAGAGCCGTTGCAGGAGCAACCAACTTATTAAAATTAGGACAAAAAGAAATAGAGAAATATACAAAATCTCTTGAAGGAGCAACAGGCGAATCAAAACGCATGGCTGCTGCGATGAGAGACACAACACAAAATAGAATAAAGAAAATGAACTCCGCAATAGAAGCGCTGCAGCTTACTTTATTTGATGCCTTAAAGCCTATCTTAGAGAAAGTTATCTTTACAATTACAGATCTTGCCGGAGTTGTAAGCAAATTTGCAAAAGAAAATCCTGGAGTTGTAAAAGCGATAACTATAATGGCTGCAGTTTTAGGAACACTTGCTATTGCTATAGTTGCTGTTACCGCTGTTACCTGGTTATTCACTGCAGCTCTCGCAGCGAATCCTATAGGTCTGGTTATTATTGCTATAGGTGCTCTTGTTGCTGCAACGCTTTGGCTAGTCAGTAATTGGGAGTTTGCAGTTAACTGGTTTCAAGAAAACTTTGGATTGATCTTAGCAGGGATTATAGTTCTAGCGCCTGCATTTGCTCCGCTTGTTCTCCTAGCAAAAGTTCTTCTAGATAATTGGGAGCCCGTATCATCATTCTTCATAAAATTCTTTGAAGTTATAAAAAATGTTGGATCGTTGATGGCATCTGTTTTTCAAGGAATTGTTTCTCTTTCGGTTGGAGCTGGAGCCGCAATAGCTGATGCATTATTGACACCTCTAAATGCTGTGTTAAATGCTCTCGTGAAAATCCCTATTCTTGGCGAAAAGCTAAAGGGTTTTCAAGAATCTATAGCAGAAACAAGAACTGAATTGCAAGCAAGAGAAAAACAAGAGATAGGTGTGATCTCTACTCAAATTCAAACTGCTAGAAGCATAACAGAGAACATTTCAAAATCTACTGCAGAGTTATTTATAAAAGATGATACTGGTCGCGCAGACTTAAGAACTACAAAAGAAAATGAAGACTTCTTTACAATGCAAAGTACTGTAGAGCCAAGTTTTTCAAGAGTGGGTGAATAATGATCGGATTGACAGATAATAACACACGGGGAGATTTTAAAATAATAAGTGGAAAGATAGCAACAGATTTAACTTTTCATACAATTATTTACTTGTCTCTTTTTGGTGGAAATCTAGCAAGCAATACGCCAGCTCAAAGACGCCCTGCCGGAGTTATTAATGACGATTGGTGGGGAAATGTTGGAGAAATCACAGCAGA